TGGGATCAAGCTCACGATCAAGTCAGATCTACCCGAGGTAGACGTGGCTGCACAGATGCGTGGCGTGGTGGCCAACGTCGTGCACTCACTGGATGCCTCGCATCTGGTGCTGACATGCCACGGAGTGATGGAGGATGGACTGACGTCGTTCCAGTTCATCCACGATTCGTACGGCACCCATGCCGGTGCCATCCATGTAGTAGAGAAGCGTCTCCGAGAGCAGTTCGTGGAGATGCACACTGAGAACCTGGTCATGGGCCTGCATGACTGGATGGTGGAATCAGGTGTCGAGGTACCCGAGCCTCCTCCGATGGGCTCTCTCGACATCAACAGCGTCCTGAACTCCAAGTACTTCTTTGCCTAAGGAGGCATATGCGCATCGCACTGATTGACTCCGACATCGTCGCGTACCGTGCTGCCATCCTTACGGAGGATCAGGACGAGACGGACGCGATCGCGCTTGCGGACAGGATCCACGACACGTGGCAGGACTCGGCACACGCCGACCTGTTCGTTCCCGTGCTCACTGTCGGCAAGTCGTTCCGTACGGGACATTGGCCTGAGTACAAGGCCAATCGCAAGGACAAGCCGAAGCCGAGGCATCTGGGTGCGGTGTACGCCCACATCAGGGCCAACCCTCGGTGCATGTGGCACGACCACTGGGAAGCCGACGATGTTCTCGGCTTCCTCGGCACTACGGCTGTGGAAGGGTTCGACACCGTGGTGGTGTCGATCGACAAGGATCTTGATCAGATCCCCGGCAGCCACTGCAATCCCGACAAGGAGACCTGCTACACCGTGGACGCAGATGATGCGGACATGTACAAGTGGATGCAGGTGTTGTCAGGTGACAGCACCGACAACTACCCCGGGATCCCGCGTGTGGGCCAGGAGAAAGCACGGAAGCTGCTGATCGACGTGTCTAGTGGGGACAGGGAAGCAGTCGTCAAGGCCGTCTACAAGGACAAGGGCTTCGACGACTTCTACTACTCGAGCATGTTTCACTGTGCGGTCATCATCAAGAACACGGAGGAAGTCGAATGCGGGTTGTTATCGCCGGATTTGAGCGTGGAGTCCACTCTGGTACCTTTCCTGCTGTCACTCAAGCAGTGCGGAACCTGAAGACCATGGGGCTTGACCCCGTGAATCCGGTCTCCCAGGACAACGCAACGCTGTGGCCCACCGGGATAGCGGGTCCATCCAAGGCGTTCAGGAACCTCGCCATAGTCGAGGACGTCATCGCTCTGAGCGAGGCTGGAGTCACGCTGTGTCTCCTGCCCGGCTGGAGCCAGTATCCCGAGGCGGAAGCCATGGTGGCTGTCGCCAAGGCCATGGGCAGGGAAGTCCGTGAGCTGAACGAAGACATATTCAAGGAGCTTGAATGGCAAGAGTCCTCGTAATCGGAGACACACACGCTCCGGCTATGCACAAGAACTACCTCCGCTTCCTGCGCTCGGTGCAGAAGAAGTGGAGCACAGACAAGACCGTGCACATCGGCGACGTGATCGACCATCACTGCATCTCGTTCCACGACAAGCACACCGACAACCCGGGTGCCGTGGCCGAGTACAAGCTGTCGCGCAAGCAGGTCGACGCGCTGTACGACTTCTGTCCCAGCGCAACCGTCTGCATCGGAAACCACGATGCCCGTGTCCGTCGCCTGAACTCCAAGGTCGGGATTCCATCCCTGTACCTCAAGGAGTTCAACGACCTGTACGGAACGCAGGGCTGGCGCTGGGTGGAATCGACCGAGATTGATGGTGTGCACTACTACCATGGCGAAGGCGCCGGTGGTCAGCATCCTGCGTTCTCGGCCGCAAAGATGCGAATGCAGCCCACCGTCATGGGGCACTATCACTCCGCATGCGGGGTGTGGTATCAGGCAGGACCCACGCAGAAGGTGTGGGGAATGAACGTCGGCTGCGGCGTCGACCGCAGTCACTGGTCAATGCAGTACGGTGCTGCATTCCTGAAGAAGCCCATCATTGCATGCGGCGTCGTCATCGACGGGACGCCGTTCGTGGAGACCATGGATCTATGAGGACACCGAAGGACTGGGAGATCATGATCACGGCAATCACCAAGTCCGTGATCGAGTCCGGCGCCCCCAAGGAAGAGTGGGAGGACCGCATCCGCCACGGACTGAAGATCGTCATGACCCTGACCAACGCCGCACTGGCAAAGGAGACGAAGCAGTGAAGAAGTCGCACACAGACAAGTTGGTAGCAATCGCCGGACGCCTCGAGGACATCGTCCTGAACTCCGAGAACATGAGCCGAAGCGAGCTGGACAACCGCATCTCGGCGGCCTACGTGGCCATGACCGAGACCGTTGGAGCCATCCTCCTCGAGCAGGACGAGATGAGTGGGAGCATCGAATGACCATCACCGAAGTACGTGCCGCGCTGAAGACGTGGCAAGGTCGCCTAGGCCTCCAGCCCTGGAAGATCTCAGTGCACTGGACCAAGCTGGATGGCGAGCACGGCAACGTCGAGTTCGACGTGCTGCACCGAATCGCCAAGATCGGGATCAACCGACCCGCTACACTTCCATCGAAGATCTCGGTGGAGTACGTACTGGTGCACGAACTTGTGCACCTAGTTCTCATCGAACTTGAGCTGGTCGAGAAGGCAAAGCAGGATCAAAAGGAGATGACACTCGAGCGTGTCGTCAACCAACTCACTAACGCACTACTGGAGCGCAACAAGCAATGAGCACCAAGCCCACCAACGGCAAGCCGTCCATCTTCTTCTCGTCAACCGTCAAGAGCCCCCTCGGCTCGGCCCTGTTCGCCAAGCTCGAGGAGCCTGACGTCTTCCGCGGTGGCGACCCCACGTGGAAGATCACCGTCGTCTTCGACGCCAACGACCCCGAGTACAAGGCGCTCGTCGCCACGGTCGACAAGTTCGCCGTCGACTTCGCCAAGGAGTCTGGCAAGTCCGTCGATGGCGCGTCCGTCTGGCGCACCGACAAGAACACCGGCGCACCGTGCATGACCTTCAAGGCCAAGGCCAAGATGGGCGATGACGGCAAGCCCGTCAAGCTGGCTGTCGTCGACGCCGCCAAGCAGCCCACCGGCGAGCCGTGGAACGGCGACAAGGTCCGCGTGGCCTTCAAGCTGGGCGGCTGGACCTCTCCGTTCGGGGCTGGCATCAAGCCGTACCTGAGCGCAGTCCAGGTCGTCGAGCGCCGTCCGAAGGGCGCCAGCGGATTCAACGCCGTCGACGTGTTCGACGGTCCCAGCGAGGACACCGAGATTCCGTTCTGATGGAACAGTCATTCACATTCTTCATCGACCCTGTACCGGCCTCGCGTGCCCGTGTGTCCAAGTACGGCACGTACTACCTTCCGACCTACCGGAAGTTCAAGGCTGAGATGCAGGAGATCGTGGCCAAGAACAGGGGGTCCTTCACCAAGATGGAGGGCCCCCTCATGGTCACCGTGCTGTGCTTCGTACGCAAGCCGAAGACCACGGAACGTCCCTACCCACGCGGAGACGTGGACAACTACGCCAAGGCCGTCCTCGACAGCCTGAACGGAGTCATGTGGGAGGACGACGATCAGATCATGCAGCTGGCGGTCTTCAAGGAATACTGCGAGGAGGACAAGGACCCTCGCATCTTCGTGGAGGTGGAACCTGTCATCAAGACTATCGCACCGGGAAAGGTGCGGAAGCTGTGCAGCAAAAGGACGAGACACAAGCGGTGACAACCTCTGTGTCTACGACGACGGACACAAGTACTGCCACGCATGTGGCCACTACGAGCACGGTTCGACCGTGCGGGAGGCTGTACCCAGGATGTCTAGCCCAATGTCATCAGGCGAGATCAAGGACCTGCCGCACCGCAAGCTGTCTGCGGACACGTGCCGTCACTACAACTACCTCGTCGGCTCCGATGGTTCGGAGATCGCTGGGTACTGGCGCGACGGCAAGTTGATCGGACAGAAGATCCGACGCACCGGCAAGAAGTTCTCATGCCTCGGCGAGATGACCGCTCCTCCGCTGTTCGGCCAGCACCTCTGGCGCGTCGGCGGCAAGCGGCTCGTCATCACCGAAGGCGAGATCGACTGCCTGACCATCGCTCAGGCCCAGGACTGCAAGTGGCCTGTCGTCAGCCTGCCAACCGGTGCAGCCGGTGCAGCAGCAGCCATCAAGGTCAACTACGACTTCGTCTCCTCATACGAGGAAGTCGTGCTGTGCTTCGACAATGATGAACCGGGACGCGAAGCCGCCAAGCAGGTGGCTGAGATCCTACCCCCAGGCAAGGCCAAGATCGCCTCGCTGCCACGCAAGGACGCCAACGAGATGTGGCTGGCTGGCGAGGCACGTCAGCTAATCACCTGCCTGTGGGAAGCCCAAGCTTACCGTCCTGACGGCATCCTCCATGTCAAGGACGTCCCGCAGGGCGAGCACGCATCGACCGAGGTCTGGGAGTTCCCGTGGCCAGCGCTCACCGACTACCTGATCGGACAGCGCGGCGGCGAGATCACCCTGTGGACCTCTGGTACTGGCTCTGGAAAGTCCACCATCATCCGAGAGCTGGCCATGCACCACCTGTTCAACGACAGGCCGGTTGGCATGATCATGCTCGAGGAGTCACCGTCAGAGACCGTTGACGACATCGTCTCCCTTCTCGTCAACAAGCCTGTCAGGCGTACGTTCGCCTTCAAGGC